GCACGAGTGGAGTCGGAATCCCCCATTTGTTTCTAGAGAAGTTACATTTTCAGTCAGTGCTAAACTCAGTGCCAGTGGCGAAAAGTGGGAAGAAGCTATCTGTCCCGACATTGTTGCAAGTTATCAAGACATTGGTACCACTTATCTTAAATTTGTTGTGGAGACAACGGAACACTTTGCAGAAGTCGACCAGGCTGTAAAAGAATTTCGTGCCGGCGGCTTTACTGGCGTTGTGTATGTTATGCCGCAGGGCGGTGTGGTTACTCCATATGCACAAAATCGTGTGCGAGTAGCAGACTGGGCCTGTAGCAAGGGTTACTACTATAGTCCAAGATTACATGTGGACTTATGGGGCAACGGCTGGGGCAAGTAATGGCTGCTGTATTTGCATTTAAGCGAAATGAACATACTCAAAATGACGATTGGTTCTATCGTCGCTGTGCTGGGTGGCAACTTAAATTTGTATGGTGGCCTGATATATGCAACTTGACCGGCCGCAGATTATGGATGGAACTGGCATATTGCGGAACAAGTTTACTAACAGGCCCGGGTGACACAATTGTGTATCACCGGTGGCACGATAAAAACGAACATATTATTTTTAAAATTAAAGGGAATTAATGAGTTATCTATTTACAAGTGAAAGTGTATCCGAAGGACATCCGGATAAAATTGCAGATGCTATCAGTGATGCAGTGTTAGATTTGGTAATGTCCAAGGAAAATACTGCACTTCGCTGTGCTTGCGAAACACTTGTTACTACCAATCGTGTTGTGGTTGCCGGCGAATACAAAGGCGTCTTGCATGCCGAAGAAGTTGAATCAGCAGTACGCAGAGTTATTAAAGACGTTGGGTACGAACAGTCTGGATTTGATTGGCGTACTGTTGAAATCACCAACTTGTTACACGGACAAAGTGCAGATATTGCACTGGGCACAGACACATTTGGTGCTGGCGACCAAGGGCTGATGTTTGGGTATGCTTGCAACGAAACTGATAATCACATGCCCAGTGCTATCTACTACAGTCACAAGATTGTGGAGCACTTGGCACAAGTACGTCGAGCAGGCACATTGCTTTGGCTTGGTCCAGATTCCAAAAGTCAAGTAACATTTGAATACAATGACAATGGCACACCCAAACGCATTGCCAAAGTTGTGTGTTCGACCCAACACAGTGATAACATGTCAATTGATGTTGTCCGTGCCGCAGTAGAAGAAATTATTCGTCAAGTTTTACCAATGAAGTTTGTGGATGAGAAAACTGAGTTTCATATTAACCCCACTGGTCGATTTGTTATTGGTGGTCCTGATGGCGACACAGGGCTCACAGGCCGTAAAATTATTGTTGACACTTACGGCGGGTATAGTCCTCATGGCGGTGGAGCTTTCTCAGGTAAAGATCCTACTAAAGTTGATCGCAGTGCTGCCTATTTGACACGCTGGATTGCCAAGAACATTGTGGCCAGCGGCCGAGCAGACTGGGCCACTGTGCAGATCAGTTATGCCATTGGTCTAGCACAGCCTATGAGCTTTTATGTCGAAACTGACCACAAACCACAAAGTCGCGAATTGACCAAATGGGTGCAAGACAACGTTGACCTAACACCCCGAGGCATTATTGAACGATTTGATCTCTTCCGTCCTATCTACAGTAGCACCACCAACTACGGACACTTTGGCAAAGACTATTTGCCCTGGGAAACTGTAGATTTATTCTAAGGAAACTATATGGGATTTTTTGATAGATTTAAAAAGAAGCCAGAGCCTGAGCCCAAAGTCAAGGCTGAATCCAAGCCCCGAGTACCGGCAAAGACTGAAAAAGAAATTGCCACAGAAAAAGGCGAACCCTACGTAGCAATTCTCAGCATGCATGTAGATCCGGAGAACATGCACCAAGGTGCGTTTGAGCTAGACTGGAATGATAAGTTTATTGCCAATTTGGTTCGTGCTGGATATCAAGGCAAGCCCGACGACAAAGATTCAGACATTGTGGATCGTTGGTTTCAGAATGTTTGTCGCCATGTTGTGATGGAAACATGGGAACAGGAAATGGCAAATAATCCCAATCGTGTGGTGAAAAGTCGCGACATAGGAGATGGCCGATCCGAAGTGTCTTAATATGATTTTATATGTAAACGGTGACAGCCACGCTGCGGCAGCCGAAGCAGTTAATCCGCATGCGTTTGCCATGGACGATGGACAGTTGTTTTACATGGGCCGTGCTCCGCATCCAGAAAATTTAGCAGTGAGTTGGGGAAGACGATTGAGCGATGCGTTACGTGCCAGTTTTCACTGTGATGCTGAGAGTGCCAGTAGTAACACTAGAATTTTGCGCACAACAAGAGATTGGTTAAAAAAGATACACCACCCAGAAGAAGTGTTAACGGTAATACAATGGAGCACCTGGGAACGCGAAGAGTGGTTGATTGACGGTGTGTATTATCAAATCGGTGCCAGTGGTATGGACGATGTGCCGGTTGCCCATCAGCAACGTTACAAAGAGTTTGTGGTCAGTGTAGATTGGAAACAAAAAACTCAACAAGCACACGATGAAATTTGGAAGTTACATACCGAATTGAACAAACTGGGCGTTAACCATATCTTTTTTAATGGTAATAATGATTTTAGTAGCATTAAGAAACCAAAAAAATGGGGCAACAGTTATATTGACCCGTATAACTCAGAAGGCACATACAATGCTCGAATCAGAGCCGCAGGAATAGAAACAGTTGCACCCAATTCATGGCATTTTGGCAAGGATGGCCATAGCTTTTGGAATCGTTTTATGTTACAATATATCAATACCCACAACAAAGTCTAAGGTTTCCCATGCGTTATGTGTTAATTGACACAGCTAATATGTTTTTTCGTGCCAGGCACACTGCTTTTCGTGCCAGCGACCCTTGGGAAAAAGTTGGGGTAGCACTGCACACAACGTTGATGAGTGCTAATAAGGTTGTCAAACGTTTTGAAGCAGACCATGTTGTATTCGCACTAGAGGGACGTAGCTGGCGTAAAGATCACTACAAACCCTACAAAGCAAATCGTGCTGTAGCCCGTGCCGCACTGACCGAAGCAGAAGCAGAAGAAGACAAAATGTTCTGGGAAGCATTTGACAGTTTGACTAAATACTTGTCAGAAAGAACCAACTGTAGCGTAGTACGATGCGCCACTGCTGAAGGCGATGATATCATTGCACGTTGGATTGCCCTACATCCCCAAGACAAACACATAGTAATTTCAAGCGACACAGATTTTGTACAGCTGGTGGCCGCAAACGTAAAACAATACAATGGCATCACCGACGAACTTATCACCACAGAAGGCATTTATGATGCCAAAGGTCGACCTGTAGTTGATAAGAAAACCAAGGAACCCAAACAGATTCCTGATCCTGCATGGTTGTTGTTCGAGAAATGTATGCGTGGTGATACCAGCGACAATGTGTTTAGTGCATTTCCTGGTGTGCGAACCAAAGGCACCAAAAACAAGGTAGGTCTACAAGAAGCATTTGCGGACCGTACAACCAAAGGCTACAACTGGAACAACATGATGTTGCAACGTTGGACCGACCACAATGGCGAAGAACACCGTGTACTGGATGATTATGAACGTAATCGTCAGTTGATTGATCTCACACATCAACCACAGGCAGTAAAAGACACAGTGGATCTTGCTATCATTGAACAGATCTCGCACAAGGATATCGGGCAGGTGGGCGTGAGGTTTATGCAATTTTGCGGCAAGTATGATCTAGTAAGATGTAGTGAAAATGCCGAAGGATTTGGCCGTTGGTTGAATGAAACATACAAAGGAGTTTTAAATGTTAGTAGCTAAAGTAGTAGCAGATAAACAGTTTTGGATCTTACAAGAAGATGATCGCAAAGTTGGAAATATTGAAGCCTGGAATGGTGGATATCAAGTTCGTATCAACAATCAAGTAAAGCAATTTAAAACAATTAAACTTGCGGCACGTGAATCAAACATTGTATTTGCCGAAGAAAAAGTTGTGTCAAAGCCAGACAACACTGTTGTACACGGATATCCGGTGGCAGGTCGTTGCTATAATCCTGTCTGGGATGTGGTACATCATTTGCCAATCTATACCAAGACTGCCAAAAGCAAAAGTTGGTTTGCCGCAGGATGGTATTCCATCAAGCGTGGACGCAATTGGAAAGTCATACAAGATCCCAAACTGATTGCATTGCAACGCTATCCGTATCAAGGCCCGTTCAAAGCCAAAGATGAAGTGTCACAATGATACACATTCAGCGATTCATTGAACGACTGCAAGGATTTGAAGCACGTGGTGCTAGAGATTTTACCATGCCCATCAAAGACGCCAAAGACCTACATGCTGATCTCACAAGGTTGTTGATAACACTACAGGCCGCAAGGGAATCTGCTGTAAGCACTGCACAACAAAGCGAAATTACAGTGGAAATGAAAGGCGGATCATTTTAAAAGTCCCTATATTTGTCATAAATAAAATGTAGGAGTTTAATGAATGTCAAGACCAAAACCCAAAGTTCTTCTAGAACTAACAAACAAAACCACATACAAAACTGAACAGGTTTTATCGTCAGCAGGAGTGTGGGCAGTGTTCTTTGACGACTCTCCTATCAATCTCAAAACCAGCAACATGCTGGTTCAACACCCTGGCCCCAAGTACAAGAAAGTCAGTTTCTCTAATCCAGGACATGCACACAATCTTTCAAAGAAACTAAACGCACAGTTCAAAACAGACAAGTTCACTGTGGTATTGTTAACACAGGGCAACACTGTTCAGCCCGCCAGTGCGTGATAAACTAAAATTAACCCAAACACTGGTAGCCAATCTACCAGAAGAATTTGCCGAGCCTGTTGAAGTTGCTATCAAGACCTGGTGGGCAAACATTCGCAAGACCGGAGGAATGCGCCTCACTGAACATGGATTTTATGTATTCAGTCGTGTGTTAGAATTAGATCACTATGAACTAGAGATTAAACCAACACCCGGGAACAGACGTATTGTGTTAACACTTGACCGCAAACTCCAAAGCCCGTATTACATCAGAATAGACAAACGTATTCCAACTGGTGTTTACATGTTTGGCAGTCGTGAAGCAGTCATGGCTCAACTGTATGGTGATTTAGAAAAGTTCCTGCGTAACTATTGACTGCAACTCTGGTCGCTGTTGGACTTTTTCTAATACATCTTTTAAAAACAAATTTTGTTGCAACAGATCATAATTGTGCTGTACACGTACTAAATCAAGACTGCGGTGTGCCAGATCAAAGTTGGTCAGCAATCCAAGATTAAGTTCCACTGCAAGATCACATCTGCGGCCAGGATCCGATTCTGTTTGGTAACTGTGATCAACAACATCATCAAACACATCAAACCCCAGGCTGGCCATATAGTCTGCTATGCGCCATCCACCAACCCAAATTGGAATGGTCCCAGCGTATAGTGCCATCAGTGTCTTTTCTGTGACTATGGTTTCTCTTTCGTAATACGCAGGTTCAGTTATCAAAGAAACACAACTGGGTTCAAACACTGTGTTCTGCAACAATTTATTATATGTGTGTGCGTTTTTAAATGAGCCATTGCGAACTCCTTGGTCCATTACAACTTCAGGACCAAATACATAGTTGGTAACAGCTATGCTGTTGATGTCGTTTGTTTTCCATGCAAGAGAATGACAATAGTTGGTTAACCTATACTGTTCGATCAGTGCCAATAACCGACGTCTATTGGACCTGGGTTTGTTGATCATAAAATTAAATGTGGCTGTTTTACGTCTCCAATCCGGTTGTATATTCTGCTGTACGAATTCTCTATTTTCTCGGGCTAAAAACATAGGTAAACACACATACGGATATTCGTTCAATCCTTCTTGTACTGTTACGTGATCAAATACCAACAGGTGTTGTTGCGGATCGCATAAGCTGTTTTCCAGTAATTTTTCCACATGATAACAATGTTCGTAAGGATTATAGTGGTGATCCCGAACCAGAATAATTTCAGGACTAGACAGAATCTCACCCGAGTAGGTGTAAGTAGGACCGTGTATTTCAATCATGACCTGTATTTACAAGTAAATATTGCTATGACAGATATAATAAAAACAGCACTGGGATCAACATACTGTATGTTTTATCATCATGCATTTCACATTGCACAACTAACT